AAATTAAAAAACATAAATCATATTCCTTTATATGGATTCAATCATAAAGATGGAATTATATATATTTATGATAATACACAATTATCATGGATTCAAATGAATGAAAAATTCTTAAATTATTTGATTAAACAAATTGATAAAGTTATATTAAAATTATTTTTACAATGGAAAATTGATAATGAAAATAATTTTTTAGATGAACAATTTTCTGAGATTTATGTTTTAAATATGAAAAAAATTGTTGGTAATAATTATGATAAAAAAAATAAAAATGTAATGATTAAAAATATTCTTTATAAACATATTAGAGTATCTATTAAAAATGTTTTTGAATTATAAATAAAATTGAATATTTTATTATACACTATTAATTATTAATTATTTTTTATTATATAATGTTTAAAATAGAAATACTTGAACCTTTTGTTTTATATTTAATTCAAAATAATTATTTTTATTTATATTCATTTAAATTATCTTGTAAAAATTTTTATCACTATATTACTAATCATAATATATATAAAAAAATATATTCTTGTAATCTATTAAATTATCATATTCAAAATAGATTAAAAATTTCTGGATTTGGATATTCTGATATTAAAAATATATTAGAAATTAATGATATTCCAAATTATTCTAATAAGAATAATATAATTGAAATTAAGAGAGATTTTAAAACTATTATTAATTTATTTTATAATTTAAATTATTCAATTGATGAATCTTATTATAATTATCAAAATAAATATTATATTTATAAACTTGATAAATTTGACCCTTTAAAAAAATTACCTAATTTTAAAAGAAAAGATATTCATAAACGTATGAAAAATTCTATTTATTTAAATTTAGCATTAACTAATGCTACTTATAATAATTTTAGTTTTATTAAAGCCAGAGAGATAGATGAATATTATTTATTTGGAGAACATTCTTTAATACCATAAATTATAAAAAAAATTGATTTTTATATTTTTTTTTTATCAATTTCTATACAACTATTATAATGACTTGTTCAATTTGTTGTGATAATTATAATAAATCTTTGAAAACTAAGATTATATGTCCAAATAATGAATGTAATTTTGAATCATGTAAAACATGTGTTAGAACTTATTTACTTTCTACTACTAATGACCCTCATTGTATGAATTGTAAAATTCAATGGTCTTCTAAATTTATTGTTGATAATCTTAATCGTAGTTATATTGATAATGATTATAAAAAACATCGTAAAAATTTATTAGTTGAAAAAGAAATTAGTCGCACATCTGAACTTATGAATCTTGTTCAACGTACAAAACTTCTTGAAGAATCTCAATCTGAATTAAAAATTATTCAAAAACAATATGATGATGCTCGTAAATTAATGTATAATGCATTATCTACATTAAATCATAAAAAACTTGAAATTCATCGTATTAAAACGGGTGAAGATTCTAAATCTGAACGTAAACAATTTATTATGCCATGTCCTGCTGATAATTGTAAAGGTTATTTATCTACTCAATATAAATGTGAAGTATGTAAATTATATACATGTCCTGATTGTTTTGAAGTTATTGGATATTCAAAAGATGAACCTCATGAATGTAAACAAGAAAATATTCAAAGTGCTCAAATGATAAAAAAAGAAACAAAAGGTTGTCCAAAATGTGGAGTACGAATTTTTAAAATTTCTGGTTGTGACCAGATGTGGTGTACTGAATGTAAAGTTGCATTTAGTTGGAATACTGGAAAAATTGTTTTAACTGGTGCTATTCATAATCCACATTATTATAATTATCTTCAACAAACAGGCGGTAATGCTGCTCCTCGTAATCCTGGAGATATTATTTGTGGGGGGTTAGTTCCATATCATCAATTTAATCAATTTGTTCGTTCATTGTATAGATTTACAAATACTAATTTCTATAATAATTTTATTTTAAAATCTGAAATTATTAAAAATTATTTTCAAGATAAAAAAATTACTACTTTTAATGATTTTATTAATATTATTAATTCACTTCATAGACATATTAATCATATTACTAATTATGATTTATTTAATGCTCGTAATAAAGTTAGAACTTTGCAAAATCATGATTCTGATACCGTTCAATATATTTTAAATAGATTAACAAAACAACAACTTTCTGATAAAATATTTAAAAATGATATACAGCGTAAAAAATATAATGAATTATTAAATATATATGAATTATTAAGTGTTGTTGGTATTGAACGAATTCGTGATATCTATGAATATTTTGTTAATAATATTTTATATTCTAAAAAATGTGAAGAACATAAAATAATTGAACTTATTTGTAAAATTATTAATCATTTTAATGACTATGAAAATTTAATTATATATTCTAATACTCAACTTGCTATAATTAGTTATACATATAATCTTACTGTTACTTTATATAAATTTGAAAATTTTACTTGGAGTAATTATACTAAAAAAATTAAACAATCTGATGTCTCTTACTTTTTAGAACAAGAAAAACTATTAAAAAAAAATAAATATACTAATAATAATTCAGAAGCTTCATCTAGTTATTTATAAATATTATCTTATAATAAAATCATTTAATTCTTCATAAAATGTTTCTAAATTAACTATCATATTATTTCTATCTCCTTTTACTTCTTCATTTTCAATATTCATACTTATTTCTTCTTGTAAATCATAACATATATTACTTATTATAATATTTATTTCATCTATATTAATATAATTTTCTAAATTTTCTATATTTATTATTTCATCCATAAAATCCATTAATTTTTCATTATCATAATAATATTCTATCATAATACTTAATATATCTTTTATAATAGATGTCTTACTTAAAATAATTCTTTTATTAGCATTACTTATTCTTTCTCTTCTTTCTAAAGAAATTATTTCATCTTTTATTATTGATTTTTTTACTTTTTCTTGTAAATCATCCGGTAATTTATTGTATAATTTCATCACATTTGTATAATTATTTTCTTTTCTTGATTTATTACCTCGAAAAACTGATTGAATTTTTACAGTTGCTTTATTTTTTTTTTCTTTTGATTTTTTTTTATTCATATATTCTTTAAATCCTGATAATAATTTAATCGTTGCATTATATCTTTTTGTTTTTTCTTCTCTTTGTTTTTTTCGTCTTTCTTTTGCATTTAATCCTTTTCCTTTTTTTAATTTTTTTGTATTTTTTTTCATATATATATTAATTATATTTTAAATTAAATTCTTCAAGTGTCATTATTTTTATACCATATTCTTTTGCTTTTTTTGATTTTGTTGTTTCTGTTAATAAATCATTTACTATTAATAATGTTACTTTTTTTGTTACACTAGTTAATACTTCACCATTTAAATCTTTTATTTTTTTTTCTATTATTTTTTTATTTTTTATATCACTTAATACTATCTTTTCATTTGATAAAACATCATTTTTGTTTTCTTTACTATCTTTACTATCTTTACTATCTTTACTTTCTGATTTTTTATTTAATTTATATAATAATTCTGATTCTTCTAAAAATAATTTGAAATCTTTTATTTTATTTACAAAATTTGTAGCTGTTTTTTTACCTAATCCATCTATTTTGCTTAATTTTTCTATTTTTTTATCATCTGATTCTATATTATTTATTATATCTTTTTCATTTTCTAAAATTAATTCTATTCTTTTTTCTCCAAATCCTCTTCCAAATATATTACTTGCTGCTGCTATTTTTTCTATTGATGAATTATCTATTTTTTCTTTTATTGAATTATATATTTTATTTGACATTTTTTCTTTAAAACCTTCTACTTTCAAAAAATCTTCTTTTGTCATTGAAATTATCTTTCCTATGCTATTTTTACCTGTTTTCATTATTTTTTTTATATTTCCTTCTCCTAATCCTTCTACTTCTAAAATTTTGAAAAATCCCAAAATATTTTTTAATTTTACTGTTTCGTCTTCTTCTTTATTCTCAATTATAATATCTACATTTGTTTCATTCCATTTATATTTTTCATTTGGCATTAATGCTTCTTCCGAATGTTTTACTATACTTACTATTTCTGGTATAACTTCACCACTTCTTTTTAATTTTACAATTGTACCAAGACCTATTTTATTTTCTACTATAAATTTTGCATTTTTTCCAGTTGTATAATTTATTGTTACACCATTTATTGTTGTTGGTTCTAATTGAATTCTTGGTTTTAATAATCCATCTTTTGATGCTGTCCATATTACATCTATTACTTTTGCTTCTACTATACCATCTTTCATTATCATTTTAAATGCAAATGCATGCTCTGGATTTTTACTTTGTCTTTCATATATTTTATCATCTATACATATTATACCATCTATTGTATACTCATATGATTCTCTCCATTCTTCTAATCTATTTGATAATAAATCATTTGTTAATTCTTTATTTGAAATATTTTTTATATTTTTAACACAATTAAAATTATATTCTATTGTTTTATTTAATTGTTCTGATGGTATTAAATTATTTGGTTTTATTACTTCATAAACTACAAAATCTATATCTTTTAAAATATCTTCATCTTCTTTTGTTATCTTTTTTTTAATTACCATTCCCGAAACAAAGTTTCTTGAATTTGAAAATTTATTTGAATATTTTTCTTTAAAAGTATTTTCTTTAATTATTAATTCTCCTCTTACTGTAACATCATTTATATCTGGCAAATTTAAATACTTTATTAAATGGTCTATATTTTGTCCATATATTCCATTTCCTCTTGTATATAATTTTTTATTATCATTTTCACTTGAATATAGTGCACTCACTCCATCTAATTTTGCTGATATTACATATGGACCATTAAATTTTAATTTAAATTTTTCTATTTCATTTGTATCTGATTTTATTTTTGTCATTGACCACATCTCATATGGTAATTTTACTTTTGTTTTATCTAATTTTACTTCTGTATGTTGATTTATTGCTATTTTATTTTTTGGATATTTTTTAATTATATGTTCTCTTAAAATATCATATTCATCATCATTTAAAATTATATTTTTTATATCTTCAGAATTATAATAACTATTTATTGATTCTTTCAACATATTTGTTAATTCTTCTTCTGATAAATTTTCTAATATTGAAATACCGGTTTTTTTAAATATTTTTAAATTATTTATTGCATTTTCACTTACTTCTTTACTATTATTTTTTAATGTATTATTATTATTTTTTGTTTTATATTTAATTGTTTTATTTTTTGTTTTTTTTTCTTCTTCTTCTTCTTCTTTTTCTTCTTCTTCTTTTTCTTCTTCTTCTTCTTTTTCTTCTTCTTTTTTTATTATTTTAATTGAATTAAAATCTATTCTTTCATATGGTTCTTTGTATGCAATATTTAAATAATTGAATATATCTTTTTCACTTTTAAATATTTTATCTTTTACTTTTTCACCTTTTATTTTATTTACCATTTTATGAAAACCATGTTCATTTAATGTTAAATTATTTTCTAATGCAACTTGTCTCATTGCTGTATTAAATTCTTTTGAACCTGTAAAATATAATACAGCAAATGCATATTCTTCTGGTGGTGAATATAAGAAATCTATTCTTCTTGCAATTGATGATTTATTTAATCTTCCAATAACTAAACTTTTTATTTCTCCTTTACTTAGAAATTCTTCAATAATATTTTCTTCTTTTAATTTATTTAAAAATTCAATATAAACATTTTTATTATTATTTAATGATGTAACTATTATATCAATATCTCCTGAATCTTCTTTTCCTCGTCTATAACTTCCTACAATTTCAAATTTATGATTTGAAATATTTTCATCTAACTTATTTACACTTTCTAAAAAATATTTTTTTATTAAAATTTCATATTCTTCTATTTCTTTTCTTGGTATTCTTTTTGATGTTTCTTCGTAATATTTTAAACCAATTTGTTGAACATCATTTAATAATTTTAATTTTTTTTTTCCTTTTCCATCTATTTCTTCATCTTTTCTTTTTTTTAATTCTTCTATTGATTTTATATTCATTTCTATTAATTTATCTGCTAATTTTTCACCTATTCCATGTATTTTCAAAAATGTTTTTTTTATTTCTTCATTTTCTATATTATTTTCATAAACATTTTTATATTTTTCTTTTAAATCTTCTAAATTTTTTACTTTGCCTGTTTTTAAATATTCATTATATTTATCTTTTACTGCTTTACCTATTCCTAATTCATCTAATTTTTTTTCATCTTTTATATCTTCATTTAATTCACTGAATTTTTTTATTGCTTCTCTATAAATTTTTGCTTTAAAAAATCCATTATTTTCATATTTTCTATTATAAAATTCTAATCTTTTCAAAATTTCTATAAAATTTTCATTTATATTTCCTCCATCCATCATACTTTGTAAATTTGGAATTTTCTTTTTTGTCAATTTTTCTTTATTTTTTCCTTTATTTTTTGATTTTAATGTTTTATTCATTTTAATATTTATATATAATTTTTTCTAATTATATATAAATAATTACAAAATGTCACAAGAAACAATGTATTCATCTTTTAAACAAGATACTTATATTAATGGAAAAAAATATAATGAAAAAGAATATAATTTTGCTATTAATCCTGATAATAAAAAAAAAGTATATGCTTATTTAAAACTTGATGATGATAAATATTTATATCAAGATGATTTAGAAAATTTTTATAAAATTTTCTCTCAAAATAATGATGATTCTGTTGATTTATTTCATTTATTAAGTAATGATCTTGAAAATATTAAAAAATTTGATAAATTTGATAAAATTAAAATTAAATCTTCTTCTAAACTATCAAAAAAACAAAGAAAAAAATATATTGATATGCTAAAAAAAAAACAATCTGATAATCCTTATGATGAAGAATTAATTATTTTTAATAGAAATCAACTTAGAAATACTAGAAAAAATCGTAAAAAATTATCTAGAAAAAGACTACGTCCCAAATTATAATAAATTATTTATTCTTTTGTATTTATCTAATTCATAATTAATATTTATTTTATCTATTAAAATTTTTTTATCATACTCTGTATTATTTAAATATTTTTTGTCAGCATAAATGATATTATTTTTTTCATATATATATTCTATATCTAAATTTTTCATTTTCTTTATAAATTTTATAAAATTTAATAAATTATTTTCTTCTTCAAACTCTAATATGATTATTTTATTATTATTTTTTACAAATTTATTTCTTCCATCTAAATCAAAATCATTAAAAATATTTGTTGAATTTAAATTATATCCACAATCATATATTAAATTTTCTAATTCTATATGATTTGAATTTTTTTTTATATTTATTCTAATAGATATACTATATTCCATTATATTTATAATTTAATTATAAAATAAAACATACAAATTATTTAAATATTAAATAATATTATTAATTATATAATATTTAATGAATACTATTGATTACTATATATATTGTCAACCGGATCCTGAATTTAAATGTACTTTATTTTCTTTTAATGACTTTTCTGATTTTTATATAAATTCATATACAAATAATTATAATAATAATAATTACACTAATTATCATTTTGATTTATTTTACTTTATTAATAATTTTAAAAAATATGATTATTTAATATATCATATATTTTTATATTTTTCTATATTATCTACCTCTATATTTTTTTCTTCTCTTTTTGTTTCTCGATTTGTTTATAAACCATTGGTTGATAATTTTGTAAAATTATATACTGATAATCCTGATTTATATTCATATGACCCTTTTTTACTAGAATATATTGATGAATATGATTTATTGGAACATATTAATATTACAGATACCGAATTGAAACAACTAATTAATAAATATATTAAAATTTCTACAAAATTTGGTAATGTTTTAATGAATTATGATGATTCATCTGAAACTTTCAATTATTATACAAAAAAATCTAATTTGATCCCTTTTATATATCTTGATGTTGTTTCTAGAATATATGTTGTTAAATATAATTGTAAATCTATTTATATTGAAAATCAAGAATTTATTATAGATCATTCAAAAAATGAATCTCAAAATAATTCTAAAAAAAATTCTGTTTTTTATAGTCAAAAGAAAATTCCTACTGATAATTTAAAAAAATATAAATCTAATAAATATAAATATAGAGGTACTATAGAAAAATTTTATAAACAATGTAAGTTTTATAATTACAATATTAAAAATATTAATAATCTTTCTTATATTGATTCCTCTAATAATGATTTATCTTTTAATTTAGATTTATCTTCTAATTTAGATTTATCTTCTAATATTTTTTTGAATTCTGATTTTAATTTTGATGTATCTTATCAGTATAATAACAATAATTTTTTTTTTTCTAATTTAATTATTGATAATTCTTTTTCAAGTATTAATTTTACAGATAAAAATTTTGATAATTCTTTAAACTTTCAATTTTTATTATTTCATAATAATTTAGATATCTCATCTCAATGTGTATTATATGATGATTATCAAGAAAATGAATTAGAAAAATCTTACTATAATATTAGTTATAGTGATTTCTTGAAAAAAAAATAAATTTATTTATAAATATATGTAATATATATATGCAATATATATTTTACATATTTACATTTTTCGCTATTTTATCTGAAGTTGCTGCTCAATTTTTATTTAAAAAATATTATCTAAATAATAAAAAAAATATTTTATATAAAAATTTTTATATTCCAATTGGTATTATTTTATATTCTTTAACTGGATATTTTGCATATAAATTATTAAAATATAAGGAACTTATTGTTGTTAATATTATATGGCATATATTTCATTTTATTTTATTATTTTTTATTGGTTTTTATATATTTAATGAAAAATTAAATATTAAAAAAATTATTGCAACTATATTTGGTATCATTTCTATTTTTATTTTTCTGATGGATGAATCATCTCATTCTCATCATTAATTTTTTTTAAAAATTCTAAATAACCTATTGATTTTTTTAAATCAAAAGAGCTCTCTAATTTTCTTTTTGCAATTTCTAATGCAACTAATTCTATACTATTTAAACTTTTTATATATTTATCTTCTATATTATTATCCATAAATATAATTATATATTTTTCTAATATTTAATTATATTTCAATTTTTAAATATATTGAAAATAATAGTTTTTTATCCTTAAAAATTTTTAAATTATCATTCAATTTTAAACATTTATTTAATTCATTATTTATATTATAATTATTATTTATCAAAAATTCGTATATTTCATTTATATTATCTATTGTACAAATATTTAAAATATTATTGTTATTCCTTCCTAATATATCGCTATTTATTACATAACTACAATATTCTGTATTTCTCTCATTATCGGTTGAAATATTTTTTATTGATATATTTTTTATATATTTGCTTAGTTCTCCTTTTGGTTTTTTATTTATTGTTATTATTTTATAATAATTTTCTGATAATCTATCATAATAATTTACTACAAATAAATTATAATTTTCAGTATATGACATATATTTAATTAAATATTATTTCTTTTCTACAAATTGGACATTTATTTGATTTATATAACCATTTTTCTATACTTTCTTTTAAAAATATATGCTTACATGGTAATAATATTATATTATCATTTTCTTCAAATTCTTTTAATGAAATTGCACATTCTGTATTAAAATTATTTTTTAATGCTTCATCTTTATTAAAAATTTTATTTTCTAATTTATTAATTAAATCTTTTGATAAACCATTATAATTACTTAATGTTTCTAATTCTTCATGTAAATTATATATATCTTCTATATTTATTAAATTTAATGAAAAATCATATATAATTACATTACTTAAATCATAGTTTATATTATTTAATAATTCATAAAAAGTGAAGGGTATTTCATTTGTATTTTCATTTTCATAGTTATAATTATAAAAAATATTTTCATTTACTATATTATTTTCATTATTGCTAATATCACTTCTTAATTCTTCTTCTATGTTATTAAAAAATAAATTAAATATAGACATATAAAAATAAATATATTTTATTTTAATTTATTTTTTTTTGTTTTTTTTTTGTTTTATTTTTTTTTTTATTTTTTTTTTTTTTACCTTTATTTTTTTTTTTTTTTTTAAAAATTTAATTTTTTTTTTTTTTTTTCAGTTAAT